GCATTAGCTGATGCGGCAAGAAGATATTTTAAAGGATTTAATGAAGCGGAAAAAGCCGCTGCATCAGTTCGCACTCTTGGTGTAGACAGTAAAGCCTTAGAAGGCAATCTTTTAGGATTAAGCCAAAAACTAGGCGGGCTGTATTCTCAAACGCAATTATTGACAGCAGCTTACGATGTTGCATCTTCAGGTTTTGCTAATGCTGCCGATAACGCAAAAGTACTTGAAGCTGCGGCAAAGGGCGCTACAGGCGGATTGTCAGATATTGGAACCGTTGGCAATGCTATTACTAGCGTTCTAAATGCTTATGGCAAATCGGCAAATGATGCCGCAAAGTTAGTAGATGGATTTATCCAAACCCAAAATGATGGCAAAATTATACTTAATGAATACGCTGGATATATAGGCCGACTTGCCCCAACAGCTAAAGCCGCTGGCGTTGGAATCAATGAATTAAATGCTGCCGTAGCAACAATTACAGCTCAAGGTGTTCCTGTCGAATCAACTTTTACTGGCTTAAACCAAGCTTTAGTTGCAATCCTTAAACCTAGCCAAGAAGCAGAAGAATTAGCAAAATCATTAGGCATTCAATTTAACGAAGCCGGATTACGTGCTAAGGGGTTTGGTGGATTGCTTGAAGAAGTAAAAACAAAAACAGGAGGGAGCACTACCCAACTGGTTAAATTATTTGGCAGCGTAGATGCACTTAAAGCTGTTTTGCCGTTAGTTAATGACGATCTTGTTAAATACAATAAAAACGTTGAGAGGCAAGCTAACGCCAGCGGAGTAGCTGACAAAGCTACACAAGAATTAGGCGGAACCGTATCAAGCGAAATATCAAAAATGGTTAATCAAATTGGCAATTTAGTAAGAGCGCTAGATACAGTGCTTGGCCCTTCATTGGGCGGAATTGTTAAACTTATTAATTTTGTTATTTCAGAAGCAACTAAAGGCATATACACTTTAGGCCAATTATTTTCGATGAGCCCAAATAAAACAATTGCAAAAGAAATGATTCAATCTGGGCAGCTAGGGAATGTAGCACGTGTTGTACCAGGCATTGACGAAACAATTGGTGAAAAACGTAGAAAAGAATTGCAAAAAAAAGCTGGAGCAGGCACCGGGTTTTTAGGTGCAGGAATGGATCAAGCTAAATTTATTAAATTACTTCAACAACAACCTGAGTTTAAAGCTGCTGCTGCTCCATTAACACCAACACCAGTAGTGCCAACTGGTGTAACCGCTGGTAATGTATTAAATCCTAAGGCAGCAAAAAAAGCAGCAAGGGATGCAGAGAAGGCAGCAAGCGATGCAGAAAAAGCAGCAAAACTAGCTGACAGATTAGCTATGGATTCAGCGCAATACCAAATGCAAATTGATGGTCAAGTATTTAGAAATCAAGTTGATTTTGATAAATTACGCTATGACCTGCAACGCCAATTGCAAGAAAAACAACTTGATAACTTTGTAAATAAATTTACTGGCGTAGCCAGAGAACAAGCAGGCATAATACAGTCAGCAGTATTAGGCTCAGCGGCATTTGATACACAGATTAAAGAATTAGAAAACAAAATCAAAGAAGCGCAGCAAAGATTGCAATCAGGCGCAAAGATGAATCAAGTGCAATCTACTATCGTTGCTGGTGGAGGCGGCGGCGGGTTTAGCACTAGCCAACTTAATGCAGCAACTCAAGCAGCCAGTAAATTTACTGGGGTTGCAAATATGTGCTCAGAATCAGTAAAAGCATTTTATGGCTCACTTGGCATTACTTTGCCTGGCGTTACTGCGTGGGCTGATACGGTACGCAAAGCTGGCACTGTAATGACTGATTTTAATAAAATTAAACCTGGAGATATACTCGCAACTGGCAGGCCGGGCGATACCCCGCACGTCGGTGTCTATACTGGCGGTCAAAACGTATTTCATCAATCTAAAAGCAGAGGCTTAAAAGCAGGTAATTATCCTGATCTCAATTCATTTAAAGGTGGATATTTTGTAAGGCCAAATGCAGCAATGGGAGGCGGAGTAAGCGGCGTACCTGGCGAAAATGTAGATCAAACAAAAGCAGAAATTCAAGGTTTAACGCAACAGCTTGCACTAATTAAATCGCAAGCGAAATCATTCACAGCGGTAGATTTAACAGGATTTATACTAAAAAGCACATCTGCATTCCGAGAGCAAACTGCGCAATTAGTACATCAAACAGAAGCATTTACACTGCGCAATCGATTACAGATGGAAGGCGTTAAGCCTGAGCTGATAGAAGGTGAATTGCAAGTATTAGCAGTAAACCAAAGATTAAGAGATGCGACTTCAGCCCTTAATATGGATAATAAGGACCATGTAGCAATATATAACGAATTAAATCAGGCAGCTACAACTACAGCAACTGCAATTCGTGCTTATGCAGCAGCAACTGCCGCAGCATCATCACCAATACAGCAATTCATTGGATCTGCTCAAACACAACTAAAAGATCTTGAATCTGTGGCTGTTCGTGTATCGCAAGGCATCGGCGATGCTGTTGGTAATTCATTAACAAAAGGCGTTCAAGGTTTAATCGAAGGCACAGCAACAGCGCAGCAAGTATTTGCTGATTTCCTTAAAACTGTAGGCGACATTTTAATGCAGGAAGGTGCAAAGATGATTGCTACTTACACTGCAATCGCGATAGCAAAATCACTAGCCGGATTGTTTGGTGGTGGGGCAACTCCTGCTGCTGTTCCTAATGGGACGCTTCCGCAGACAGATATGTTTAAATACGTCAACCTTGATGGATTAAGAGCTGCTGGCGGCCCAGTAAGCAGCAACAGCACCTACATGGTCGGCGAGAAAGGCCCTGAGCTATTTGTTCCATCGGCTGCTGGTACGATCATCCCAGCAGGCCCCACCGCAGGCATCCGCGAGGCAATGGCTAACGGTAATGGCGGCAACGCTACAGCACCCATACTTAATATGAGCTTTGAAACTACAAGGTTTGGCAATGCCGATTACGTTAGCCGTGAGCAACTGGAAGCAGCAATGATGCAAACCAGAGCCGAAGCAACAAAAGCCGGTGCTAGGCGTGGCATGACGATGACATTAGATAAACTACAACAATCACCATCCACCCGTAGCAGAGTAGGTTTAGGCTAATGGCTGCGTTTCCTTCTTTTGCGCCAACTAGCCGCAGCTTTACGCCAGGCACTTATCCGCAACGTTCCTATCGTTCATTATCAGGGGTAGTAACCAAACGCACATTTGGTAATGCACCAAGCCAATCAGCACTAGAAATGAATTTTGATAATGTAGCTGATTCAACTGCCACCGCGATCATTAATCATTACCGCAGCCAAACCGCAATTAATAAAAGATTCCAGCTATCTGCAATAACAATGGGCGGCATGGATTCTGGCTTAGTTAACATTGCCGATGGTACGATTGATAATTTACGATTTGAATACAAAGAGCCCCCATCAGTGCAATCAGTAAGGCCAGGCCGTTCAAGTGTTAGCGTATCACTAATTGGCGAAATCCGTGACCCTAGGAGTGATGACTGATGGCGCTTGATATCCGCATTGCACAGTTTTTTAAGTTACAAGCAGCTAATGGTCAAGAGCATTATTACCAGAATTATTTTGCTAATGAAACCATAAGTTATGGCGGCAAATCATATAGCTTTGCACCATTCCGCGCTGAGGGTACAACAGCATCTTTAAACGGTGATAACAATGTATTGCAAGTATTATTTCCCAATGTAGATTTTGCAGTGCAGTTACTTTATAGCAGCAATAGCAACCGCCTATCCGTGATGGAACTTACAACGCAATGGCTAACGGCCGAAAATGCTTATGCCGGAACAGCATTAACAGAATATTATATTGGCATTGGTTCTTCTATTAGCGAAACCACTTTAGAACTAAGGTTTAGAAGTTCAATTGATAGCGTTTCATCCAACTTCCCAAACCGTACATTAACCCGTGAATTGGCTGGCATATTACCATTAGATGCGCAACTGGTCTTGCAATGAACATAACCACCAATGATTTAATCGGTTTGCAGTATGGCTGGGGGTATGCACCAGGCGATGGTACGGGCATGACAGATTGCTTTCAGCTTGTATGTGAAATGCGTCGCCGTATGGGCTTAAGCGACTATAGCGAGCGGTTTGAATGGGTGTATGACCAATACACAGAAGATACATTCCGCAGACGATTGATACCACGATGGCTATTGCAGCATGGCACTAGACTAGGTGCACCACAAGTTGGGGCCGTATTGTTACTACCAGGACATGCAGGCGCTGCATTAGCAACAGTAGTAACTGATGGTGCGTTATTCCTTGCACCTAGCGGTAATGTAGTGCGAACCAAATGGCCTGTTGATATGGGCTATTATTTCTGGATGAACTAATGCGTAAATTACTGCCATACGAATACCAGCTAATCGAACAGCTAGGGATTAGTAAAGAAGAATATTTAGAATTTATTGCTGTACAAGCTGCATATGACGACGTAAAGATCGGCACTGTTTTTGATGCACGTGGTGAAGTAGTTAGCGCTGTTGTAGCTATTGTCGGCCTTATATTTTCAGTGGCCTCAACTTTACTGCGGCCAAAGCCTAAAATTACTACTCCGCAAGGAGTATCAGTTGGCACTCCAGTTGGCGCACCAACAGAAGGTATTGGCGGTCAAGCGCAAACCCGTGAGCAACGCTTCTCGCCACGATTTGGTTTCAATGGGCAGCAAGATTTAGCAAAATATGGCGATCCAATAAATCTAATCTATTGCAATACTGACATAAATCCTAAAGGTGCAGTACGTGCCGCCACATCATTAGTCTGGAGCGCTGTACGTAGCTATGGATCATCGCAATTTGTACAGCTTTTATTGGTATTAGGTGCTGGGCGTATTGCAGGTATAAATGCCGATAAGTCAGCATTTGGGCAAGTTGCATTAGAAGATTTAGTAGCGCAAAATAAATTCTTTTACCATAACAATGAAGGCACTGGTTTATTAACCTGGAACGATGAGGACTACGGTCGCGCATCATCAGATCCTACATTTTATGGCACCGGCATAAATAACCCTTACCGTTTGCAACCATCGCCGGATAATGTACGAGTGGATGGATTCAGCCAAGCATATAGCCCTGGCACCCAAAACGCATTTGGTATTTATGGTGTCGTACCAATTAATACGCTTGTATACCAACGCAACGAAAATGGCGATAAAATATCGCAACGACTTGATATTACTGCAAATTATAGCTGGGATCGAGGAGAAGAATTAAA